CTAAGAAAGGGAGATAATGGCCACAACAACTAAAGCGCTGTTCCGAGGAGCAGCAACAACAACAGTAGGAACAACCCTATATACAGTTCCTGCAGCTACTACCACAGTAGTTACAAGCATAGTAGTTACAAATACTGCTGGTTCAGCTGGAACATTTACAATAGGTCTTGGCGGTACAAATATTGCAACTACTGTTACAGTAGGTTCATACGATTCGACAGTTATTGACCTCAAGCAGGTCCTCACCGCAACGCAGACAATCACGGGTGGAGCAAGCGCGACAACAATTAACTTCCACATCTCTGGAGTGGAGATTGCATAGTGACACCTGTATATAAATTATCTGCCAGTAGTATTACTGGCAGGACTACCTATGGGAGTATGCTGGCAGGTAATACTGCTTATGAATTACCTGGCGACTTTGAATCCATCGCTACTGTAACTGTTGGCGCAACAGCAGTTGATTATATTGATTTTACTTCAATTCCTAGCACTTACAAACATTTACAATTACGATGGTTACTGCGTTCTTCTCGTTCTGGTGCAACTGCCGATGGAGTGTCGCTTATATTTAATAGCGACACCGCTTCTTACCCACGACATTATATTCTTGGAGATGGTTCATCTGCTGCGGCTTACGCAGAAGATTCTTCAGCAGGAAATACAGGAATGGTATTTAGAGCGGCAACGGGCGCAGCAGCAGGAGCGAGTATGTTTGCCGCTGGAATTATTGATATTTTAGATTATGCCAATACCTCAAAATATAAAACTGCTAGAAATTTAGCAGGATACGATTTGAATGGATCAGGACAAGTTATTCTTAATAGTGGGTTATGGCAAAGCACTTCAGCAATTACATCAATTAGAGTCCAGTCATCAACACTTGGTGATTTTGTGCAGTATTCCCACGCAGCGCTTTACGGAATAAAGGGGGCATAGCCAATGGCAATTACACAACTTGAAAGAATTGTTAATCGCTTTGAAGTGCAGCCAAATGGTTGCTGGTGGCACCCAACCACACCTACTGCAAAAGGTTTTGCACAAACCAAATATGGCTGGCCCGTCTCTAAGTCAACGCTAATTCACCGTCTATCTTGGATGTATTACAAAGGCGATATTCCAGAAGGAATGGTTATAGACCATATATGCCACGATCCAAAAGAATGCAAAGGTGGTAACACTTGCCTACATCGCCGTTGTGTAAATCCAGAACATTTACAACTTGTTACTAGCGCAGAAAATAGTTATCGCTCAGTAAGAGTCTTAGAACATAAAACACACTGCAAGAGAGGACACGAGTTGGAAAATAATATCTATACCTACAACTCTAAAAACAGTAGACGTTTTGGTTGTGCTACTTGTATGAACCGAAAGGTGGTCATCTGATGCCAGCGACCTATGAGGCAATAGCAACGACTACGCTTTCTACTAGCACAGCGACAGTTTCATTTACTTCCATTAGCGGTGCTTATACTGATTTAGTTATAGTAATAGCCAATGCGACAAACTTAATTGGTAACTCAGATGTTCTTATGCGTTTTAATTCTGATAGCGGTTCTAACTATAGTGCAACTATTCTTACGGGAGATGGAAGCGCTGCTTCATCCGCTCGTAGAACAAATTCAACATCTATAATTTGTAACTATTTTAACTTTCTTAATAGTTCCCCTGCAACTCAGTTTAACATAAGTATTCAAAACTATTCTAACACGACAACTTACAAGACTGCTTTAATTCGCGCTAACCGTGCAGCGCAAGCAACGGAAGCGATTGTTGGTATATGGAGAGCAACACCTGCTGCTATAACTTCAATAGATTTTTCTCTTAGTTCATCATCTTATGCAACTGGAACAACCTTCACCCTCTACGGAATAAAGGCGGCATAATGGCTAACACATATGAGGCAATAGCCACAGTAACTGTGGGAAGCGGCGGGGCTGCAACAATAAACTTTACTTCAATCCCTGCAACTTATACAGACCTTTTGTTAAAAGTTTCGGTAAGAAATTCGGTTTCTGCCCTTGACCGCAATATGCCAATTACATTTAACTCATCAAGCACAGGTTACTCTGAGCGCTTGCTTTATGGGAATGGTTCTTCCGCATTATCAATTAACCGAGCCTCTAGCGATTTGGGTTATTTATACACAAATGCCGCCAATTCCACATCCAATACTTTTAACAATTTTGAATTGTATATTCCTAATTATGCTGGCTCTAACTATAAAAGTACCTCAGCGGATTTTGTGCTAGAAAATAATGCAACCGCAGCAACAAATGGATTACACGCAGGATTATGGTCTAACTCTGCCGCAATTACTTCTATTACTATATCGGCTGATGGATTCAGCCTTGTTCAATACTCAACCGCCACACTATACGGAATCAAGAACTCATAACGAAAGGAAAATAATGACCCATAAACTAATCGTAGATTGCTCAACTGGAGTAACTACAGAGGTTGAACTAACAGCCGAAGAGATTGCTCAGCGTGAGGCAGATGCAGTTGCCTTTGCAGAAATCAAGGCAGCAGAGGAAGCAGCAGCACAGGCTAAGGCAGATGCTAAGGCATCAGCAGAGGCTAAACTAGCAGCACTTGGTCTAACCGCAGACGAAATCTCAGCACTTAACTAGGTAAGAAAGCAGGGGACAATGATACAAAAGCAAGAGACAGTGGCTATCGGTTGGTGCGACAATGGCACCACCGATGGTAAGTTTACTGAAGGATTAATGACAGCAGTAATTGCTGGTCCTAACAACGGTATGCGCTTTACTACCAGCATACGTGTGCAAGGTAATCAGATAGGCAGACAACGCCAGATACTCTTTGATTACTGGGCAGATAAACTCAAGACAGACTGGATACTATGGGTAGATTCAGACATAGTTCTAACTCTTGAGGCTATGCAGAAACTCTGGCAGACAGCCGATAAGGTAAACCGTCCAGTAGTTAGCGGTGTTTACTTCATATCCAAGGAGAACGAGGGCAGTCTTATGCGCCCGTTCCCAGTTCTATTTGATGATGTAGATGAGTTTCAAGTTCGCTATCACCACCCATTACCAGAGAATCAGGTAATCAAGTGTGACTCAGCAGGCTTTGGATTTGTGCTTATGCACAAGTCTATAGTTCCTAAGATGAGGGCTGCCTATCCTGGTCAGTCTATGTTTATGGAACGCGGTGATGCTGAAGATAGTAAGTTTATCGGCGAAGATATTATCTTCTTCCGCCGTATGAAGAAGGCTGGCATACCACTACACGCCCATACTGGAGCACTGGTAAAGCATATGAAACGCTTTAGCGTTGACTATGACTACTATGCATTGTATTGGGCTAATGAACATTTAAAGACAAAACTGAAGGAACAAGAGCAACAAGGAGAATAAGTGGCTGGTCGTGATATTACAGAAGGTCGCGCGTCGTTTGCGGTTGCAGTTGATGTTGGTGTACTTTCTGATACAAGCATATGGCAAAACACTGATGTAGCCTATGACGTGGCTATTGGCGGTATGCCGTTCATTTATGCTATTAGTGACGAGTATCCTTACATTCGCCAGACTGCTCCTTTTCGTAAAGAACAATTTGATAATCAGTCTGAACCTGGTGAGCAGTCACTCACTGGTTGGTGGCTTCGTAGCCAGTCCTCTTTTCACGAAGGAACTGGTATTACTTTTTATGACCCAGCACTTATTCCAGGTGAAGGTACTTTCAGATATGCAGATAGTAAAGGCGTAGATGTATGGACAGAAGGCGAAGTAACCCTTCTTAAAGAGAGCGTTCAAGGACATAACATAACAGGTGCTATTGCATCTAATGGTCGCCCTAATCAACATCTTCGTTCTATTCAATACAGCGGAACCAATGCTGTTCTATTGCTTGATGAATTTGATGTAGATAAAATTGATACTAGCGGAACTGTTACTCATTTTATTGACTATAATTCTGGCGTCGATGATAAAGTTTATGCTATCTGCGATGATGGCACTGATGCTTATTGGGTAACTAATGACACTGGTCCATCAGGTAAATTAGAAGTAAATAGAAAACCGCTTACAGGCGACTCGTCTACATCTGCTACAGTTATGTTTACCACTAATGGTATTACTGTAACTAACGCAGCAATGGAATATGTTAAAGAGCGTATTGTTATGTGCGCCAATAACTCTGTCTATGAGTTTTCAACAGCAGCATCTGCTCTACCTACAGCAGTCTATACACATCCAGCAAGTACTCACGTTTATACCAGCATTACAGCATCAGGTACATCAATTTATGTTTCTGGTTATAACGGTATTCAATCCACTATTCAAAGGTTTACACTCAATACATCGGGTGCTATGCCTACTCTTAATCAAGCAATAGTAGCAGCAGAATTACCTGTTGGAGAAATAGTCTTTCGTATATTCTACTATTTAGGATTGATGGCTATTGGTACAAGCAAAGGTATTCGTATTGCCACAGTTCAAGAAGATGGCTCTATAGTATACGGTCCATTGATAGTTGAAACAACTCAACCTTGCTATGATTTTGCTGCAAGAGACCATTACATATGGTGTGCTACTGGTGTGGATGGTGAGCCAGGAGTTATCCGTATAGATTTATCTAGAGAAATGAGTACTTTAGTTTATGCTTACGCTAACGATGTTTACTATGCTGGTGTAACTGGTCATCAAACTACAGGTTGCGCTTTCTTTGGTGACAGTAATCGACTAGCATATACCACTACATATGCTTCATCTGCTGATGGATATGTATATGCAGAATCAGCATCTACTTTGATTACTAATGGATATCTACAGACAGGTTACATTCGATACAACACACTAGAACCTAAAAACTTTAAACGTCTATTGGGACGTGGTGATTTTAGTAAGGGCTCTATGACCCTTAACACAGTAGATAAAGATGGCACAGTCTACGATGTCATAACTTATGATTCTGCTGTACCTCCTGTAGAAGTAACTACCAGTCAACCTGCAAATGCACAAGAATACTTAGCCTATAAATTTACTCTTTACAGAGATGCTACAACTAGCAGCCTAGGTCCTACCTTTAAGGGGTATCAGGCTAAAGCCACAATCGCTACACCTAGACAGCGAGTAATTAGATTTCCCGTCTATTGCTTTGACGTGGAGACCGATAAGTATAACGTCCTAACAGGATACGAAGGTAGAGCCAAAGATAGAATCAATGCGCTCGAAGCCGTTGAAGAAAACGGAGATGTTCTTACTTTTCAGGATTTAATAACTGGCGAGTTTCGCCAATGCGTTGTAGAACAAATCCAATTCAACCGTATGACTCCTCCAGATAGAGGTTTTTCTGGCTTTGGAGGCATAATCACTATCACTATAAGGACAGTATAATGACACCTACTGAATGGGCTGGCCTAGCCGTAGCCGTATTTACTTTGATTGCTGGATTTGCTGGCGCTGTGCGCTGGTTAGTTAAGCATTACCTATATGAACTACGCCCTAATGGTGGCTCAAGCCTTAAGGATAAAGTCAATTCACTTGAAGAAAAAGTAGAACTATTAACTGATTTAGTAAGAGAAGCATTGAGGAGATGAGTGAAACCTGTAGCCAAAGTAGCGTCACCTGCTGCTATTGCTGTGCTCCGTCAAGCGACAGCGTTGTTTCCAAAGCGCAAGAAACTGTCAGACGGGTTGTTGCCTTCGTTAGCGCATCAGAAAGCCAACCCGAATTCGGACCACAATACTGGGCTAGCAGTCGATTTGACCCACGACCCTGATAAAGGGGTAGACTGTGCTGTTATTTTTGAAAAACTTAAAGAGGACGAACGAGTCTCTTATCTTATCTTTAATAAGAAAATCTGGTCCCGTGATAGGGCTAAGTCTGGTAATCGCCCTTATAGCGGTAGTAACCCTCACACTAAGCATCTCCATATTTCTATCAACTCTGATAAGTCTAATGACACTAGCCCTTGGTTCTGGTGGGTAAACCAGCCTAAAGTCCTGAATCAGGTCTTGGCTAACCTTACCCCCCAACCTAAGAAAAAAGTGCTAGCATCTGAACCACGGATAGTATGCACGTGCTGTCCTATTCATAAACCTAAACGAAAGGCAATCTAATGGAACAATTCAAACAAGTATCTCTTACTTGGTTCCGTGCCGCAGCATCCGCTGCAGTCGCACTATACCTCGCTGGAGAAACTAACCTAAAGGTGCTGGCAACAGCAGCCCTTGCTGGCTTCCTCGGACCTGTCCTTAAGTGGCTAGACCCATCTGCTGCTGAGTTTGGCAGAAACGCTAAATAGCCCTTTAAACGCCTTCTAAGGGCGTTTTTAGACACTTTGACCCCCTACCTGTGGTAATCCCATAGGATGGGGGTCTATTTTCTTTATATGCGGAAAAAATATTTATATGTTATTATTGTTTCACGGGAAACCGTGGGGCAGAAACTTCAGATGACGGGGTGACGGCATAGCCTAACCTAGTCTCCTAGCCACCTCATTTTTATGGGGGGGTAGGGGGGGCATTTCTTAGAATCTGGGGTTCAGGCATATAGGAGCGAAATTGCCAACATACGATTACGAATGTAGGACTTGTGATACCGTCCAAGAATTAACCCTTCCGTTTGATAAGAGTCAGGAAATTAAATGCGTTCATTGTGGCAACGTTTTATTCAAAGTATTTTCGGCGAATCCTATTCACTTCAAGGGGACTGGTTGGGGCAAGGATGCCTAACCTGCGGGGAGTTATGTGACTGTGATAGCCTTGAGGAATGAGCGAATTACCTAAACATATATCATATTCTTCCTTCAATACTTGGCAAGAATGTGGCTGGAAATACAACCTAACAAAACTACAAGGCGTACCCGAGAAACACGCAGTATGGTTCACGGGTGGGTCTGCTGTCCATAAGGCTACCGAACGTTTCGATAAGTTAGACTTCGGTAAAACCAATAACAATGATGAACTATGGAACGATGTATGGTTCAATCAGATTAAAGAAGACGAAGCACTCCACGGTGATATGAAAAACTGGGAGTTTCGTGGTCGTGAAGATATCTCTTGGTGGTATGGCGAAGGCTTGTGGATGCTAGACCGCTGGGCAGACTTTATGCACCCTGACAAAGGTTGGAGTGTATACGAAGATTTTATTGAGAAACAATATGAGATTGCATTGGGCGATACTACGGTCAAACTTGCCATTGACCGTGTATTGGTTGATTACGACGGCAATAGGGTGCTCGTCGATATCAAAACTGGTGCGTCATCTCAGAGGCATCCCCTGCAACTAGCAGTTTACGCTTGGGCTCTAGACAAGCAGGGTGTATCAGTCGATAAGGCTGGCTTCTGGGATGCACGTACTGGTAGTATCACTACTTGGAATCTTGAACATCTCCAACCTGATAAGGTTGAGAGTATATTCTTGGGATTTGATAAGGCACGTAAGGCCGATATATTTCTGCCTAACTTTAGCAACTGCGGAAGATGCGGTGTGCTATCATATTGCAAGTGGATGAACGGAGCAAAGTCTAGTGAGTATAGTGGATGACATCTTCCCTATCCGTAGAACTATGGATGAGATGGTTGATGCTTGGGACAATACAGGGTTCAAAAACGAACAGAAAGCAAAGGAGAAATAATGGCTGGGGCAAACTTCCAAGTCAGCAGTAAACTAAATGACGGGAGAATCTTTGTAATCGGAGCAGATACATTTGCCGATTTCAAGAGTAATCTAGTCGAAGTACTCGGTGTAGATGGAGCCGAGGGAGCAATCACTACAATGGCTCTCTCTATCGAGGGAGCACCTGTTACGGTACAGCAGGCAGTTAATAACGTGACTGCTTCTATTCCAGCAACAGTTGTCCCACAGACAACAACACCTAGCACCGCACCAACTGGTCGTGCTTGTAAGCACGGTCCTATGACTAAGAGACAAGGCGCTAGCGCTAAGGGTCCTTGGAAAGCATATATGTGCTCAACTCCAAAGGGAACTCCTGACCAGTGCGAACCGATATTCCTTAAGCGCAATGAGTCTGAATGGAGTACATTCTAACTAATGAGAACCCTTGCCCGTGCGGTTGGCAGCGCGGACATAGGTGGCGAACCACTTCCATCCGTGTTCCGAACTTTCGAAGCGCATAAGATTATACTTAGACGTGCTGAAGTGTCGATGATTGCTGGTACCCCTGGTGCTGGTAAGTCGACACTAGCACTGGCTATGGCATTGCGTGCCAAAGTACCAACACTGTATGTAAGTGCCGACACAAACGCGCATACAATGGCTATGCGTTTACTGTCAATGATAAGCGGTAAGACCCAAAGCGATGCAGAAGAAATGCTCGTCAAGGATGTTGCCGAATCAAGAAAAATAATAAATGATTCTTCAGGGCATATCTTCTGGTCATTTGAAGCAGCGCCTTCGCTCGCTGATGTTGACCAAGAAGTTCTTGCTTTTGAAGAGTTGTGGGGTTGCGCCCCTACTCTCATCGTTATAGATAACCTTATGGATATCTCTAATGATGGCGGAGAAGAGTTTGCTGGTATGCGCTCCACAATAAAGGAATTGAAGTATCTCGCAAGGGATACCAATTCTGCTGTGCTTGTACTGCATCACACCAAAGAGTCGTATTCAGGTAATCCGTGCCAACCACGGAGCGCGCTTCAGGGGATGGTAGCGCAATTACCTGCCCTGATTTGCACGGTAGGTTCCAACGCGCCAGGATATATAGCCGTTGCGCCCGTAAAGAACCGATATGGCAAAGCAGACCCTTCGGGGGATACGGCTCATTGGTTGCAGTTTAATCCCGAGATTATGGATGTGTCTGATATACCTGACAGGTCTTAATGACTAAACCTATTGCAGAACTCAAACCGAGTTATGACAAGGCGATGGATATCCGTGGTAATCCAACTACGGTGTGCATCTGTGGGAGTTTCGTATGGAATCTCAAAGTAGTCTTCGCAGAAGACAACACTATAGGGATGTATTTTCTAGATATGGAGTGCGCTGACTGTGGAACGCAGGCTACCGCACCCATTGAGGAGTAAAGATGAAACTATCGACAGTATCAACAATATCCGCGATTGCAATATTTGTGGCAACATTGCCCCACGGTGTGGGTGCGTGGCTCATTAAAGCAAACCCGTTAAAACCAATTATAGTTTCAATGGGGAAAACAGAAACTGTTTTACCGAGCCCAAAGATGTTAGCAAAATCAATCGCAAAACAAAAAGTTAATAAAATGTTTGGCAAGAAAGCAAAACAGGAATGGAACGCCCTTGCTAAATTGTGGGGTAAAGAATCTGCTTGGAACTGGAAAGCCAAGAACCCTCACTCGAGTGCTTATGGTATTGCTCAAGTATTGAGAACACCGCAAGACTCAACAATTGAATATCAGGTTTCTAAAGGACTCAAGTATATCGTCCACCGCTATGGTACTCCAACCGTTGCGTGGGCTCATTGGCAGTCTAACGGCTGGTACTAATGTCTAGCAAATCCAAAATCAAGGGCTCTCAAGCAGAGAGAGATGTAGTTAAGTATCTCCAACAGTGGTTCCCGTATGCAGAAAGAAGGCTTGCGGGAGCCACTCTGGATAAGGGTGATATCTCAGGCATCAATGGTGTCTGTATTGAAATTAAGAACCACGCAAAGTTAGACCTTGCTGGTTGGTTAGCAGAATTAGAAGTTGAAACAAAAAACTCAAAGGCTTGGACAGGGACAGTAATTCATAAACGCAAAGGCAAGGGAGACCCTGCTGAATGGTATGCTACAATGCCTGTAGCAGTGTGGGTAGAATTACTTAGGAAGGCGATGGATGATGGAAAAGCCTGATATATCAGTGATTTTAGAGCATTATGGGGCAACCGTACCAACTCGTCGTGGGTGGTTTTCTATCAAGTGTCCGTTCCACGACGATAGACATAACTCTGCAACAGTTAATCTTGATGAGAATGCTTTCTGTTGCTTTGCTTGCCAAACAAAGGGCGATGGTTATGCTATAATTATGCAAAAGGAAGGGGTCAAGTTTCGTGAAGCAATCAGCATCACAGAGGGAATCTTTAACAAAAGCGGCAAAGTATTACCACAGCGCGCTACCAGAAGCGGAGGAATACCTCGCAGAACGCGGCATAACAATGGAGGCAGCAATCAAAGCACGCTTGGGCGTCGTCTTAGACCCGCTGACAGGATATGAAGCGTATACGAATAGGCTCTGCATCCCTTACATCACAAAGTCTGGTGTTGTTGACTTGCGTTTCAGGAGTCTCGGACACGAAGAGCCCAAGTATATGGGAATGGCTGGGGCTACGACACACCTGTATAATGTGGGAGCGCTTTTCCGTGCATCGTCATACATATGTATATGTGAGGGCGAAATCGACACCATTAGTTTGGACTTGGTTTGTAACATTCCGTCAGTTGGTGTCCCTGGCGTCAATAATTGGAAGAAACATTACAATAGGCTCTTGGCTGACTTCGACAAGGTTTTCCTCTTCGCGGACGGAGACAATGCAGGCTATGATTTCGGTAAGTCCCTTTCTCGAGAACTGTCCAACGTTGTCGTTATACAAGCGCCAGAAGGCGAAGATGTTAATTCGCTCTATCGGACTTACGGAGCAGACTACTTCAAAGAAAAGATAGCAGGTGCTCAATAATGCTATTACCTAACAACAAAGGTTTCTACCAATGCGAAGAGTGCGACTATTCAGGTCGTGATATCTTCAAGTATCTTGAGCATTGCGGTATTCAGTACTCTTGGATGTTACCATTAGGAGAAGACTGTACCTTTAACTTCTTTGGATTCCTCAGAGAATTACATAATGTTTTGTTATTTAGTAATGGCATTAAAGAGGCTATGGAACTTATCCAAAGTACGACTTTGCTTATGGTAAACTCATCTGAAGATACTCTCAAAGAGTTCCTAGAAGAGGTAACTATTCAATCCAATATGGAAGATTTGATAGAGGAACTGGAGGAAGAACTTGATAAAAAAGAATGACCCGTTGGAAGAGCGTCCTTCTAAGTTTGAGTTAGATGTCTATGATGTCTTTGCTGAACTAGAAACCTTGCTTCTTTCCAAGCATAAAGATTATGGGCCAAGAAACATTTCAGATAGTCCAGGTGGTCCAGTCAATGGGCTTCGTGTAAGGATGCACGATAAACTAGCCCGTATAAATAATCTTGTGGATTCTAAAAAAAGTCCACAACACGAATCTCTTGAGGATTCGTTTAAAGATATGGCAAACTATGCAATCATTGGATTGCTCGTATTGAGAGGAAAGTGGGACAAATGAAAAGATTTGGACCTTACAAAGGAAGCAAACAAAACGGAGGTAGACCTATCTATGTTTTCAAACGCAAGAAAAAAGACGGTACAACTGTTACTACTTCTTCTAACAAAGCCCGTGTTGATTACGAAGACGATACTGGAAAGTCTCTTCCGCGTAATAAAGAAGTAGACCACAAGAACAACAAAGGTCGTGCTGGTGATGACCGTAAATCTAATCTCCGCGTAGTATCCAAGAGCAAAAATGTTGCTATGGAGAACAAACGCCGTGCTAAGAAAAAGGCTGCGCCTAAGCGAAAGAAGAAGAAAAAGTGAGCAAACTCAAACGAGTTGTAGTTATCTCAGATATCCAAGCACCTAGCCACGATGCCAGAGCAATTACCGCACTAACTGATTTCGTTTATAACTTTGAACCTGACGAACTCTACTGTGTAGGTGATGAAGCAGATAGTCCTGAACCATCTCGATGGAATAAAGGTAGAGCAGCAGAGTATGCTAAGACTTTACAGTCAGGCCTCGATAAGACTTCTGATATTATGGAACGTTTTAAAGATGCTTTGGGAGATAAACCATTTCACGTTATGAGGAGTAATCACGGTGACAGAATCGAAAACTACATCGACAAGTACGCCCCTGCACTTGCTGGGCTCCGCGCTTTGGAATATGAGGAACTGCTCAGATACCACGAACTTGATATTACGTATCACAATAAAATCTGGCAGTTTGCCCCAGGATGGGCTCTTGCCCACGGAGATGAGGGGAGTCTTCTACAAACTGCGGGAGGAACTGCGCTTAACCTTGCGAGACGTATCGGATTATCTGTCGTATGTGGACACACCCACAGGCAGGGTATCCAGCACCATCACGTCGGTTACAATGGGCGGATTAGTTCAAGACTCTTTGGAGTTGAAGTCGGACACTTGATGGACTTGAACAAAGCAGATTACTTGCGTACTGGTTCTGCTAATTGGCAACAAGGATTTACAGTTTTGTATATTCGTCGTAGTAATGTAGTTCCTGTAAACGTTCCTATCATTGGTCGTTCCTTCACAGTAGAAGGAGAAGTGTACGAGTGGTAATAGAAAAATACGAGAACCTTGTAGCACATCTTGGCTACGAGTTTGCTCGTAAATTTCGTATGGTGGATGCTGACGATATTCGCCAAGAGTTATGGTTATGGTTCTTAGAACATCCTAACAAGGTCAAGGTTTGGGAGAAGTTAGATGATAAACAGTCCGTAAAGTTAATCGCTCGTTCTCTGCGTAATGCTGCTAAAGATTACTGCCAGAGAGAGAAGGCTAAGATTGCGGGCTACAAAGTAGAAGATAACTACTACTATGATAAGAATGTCCTAGAGTTATTGCTTCCTGCTGTACTGCGTGGGGATTCAACTGCTCCAGCGCTGAACGACATTGGTTTTGCAGCCAACAAGAAGGTTGCTTCTGAAGGAAACAACTGGCTTGCTATGGTGGCGGACCTTGAGAAGGCTATGAGTAAGATGTCAGAGGAACAGTTCATTGTTATCTACGATAGGTTTGGAGACGGTGCTGATAACTCTACACTTGCTCAGGAGTTAGGGATATCTGAAGATGCTGCTCGTATGCGCGTTAACCGTGCTTTAAACAGTTTATTAAATATACTAGGTGGTAGCAGACCACGCAAAGAACGTGACTATAGGGAGGACGAAGATGGAACAGACGCCATTGAAGCAGATGCTGGAGACCTTGGAGAGCAAGTTGAAGGACCAGAGTTGGATTGAAAAAGAAGATGCAGAGTTTATTAAAGTATTAGATGACCTGACCAAAGCAGTCCATAACCTTGCAGTTAAAACATATATTATGGCTGAGTTAATAGACACCTTCTACGAAGGTATTGTTGAATTATTTAAAGAAGATGACGATACGGCAAAGTCTGTCCAGGAAAACGGCAATGTCTATCCTGAGTCCAACACAAACCTTTCGTGAAGTGCGCCTCGTGCGGGTGGGAAGCGCACAAGCGCGAACTAGGTCAGGAACTATTGGCTAGAGAACTACACCAATACTGTAAAGGGTGTGAGTGTGAAGGTATTAAAAAAGCCCCTACCGCCGAAGCGGTAAGGGCTTAGTGTACGATAATCGTACACTAGGGTTATAGTGCTACTAGCAGTAAGAGTCCAAAGATTCCAGATACTCCGTAAAGTATCCAGAATATAAGTGCTAATTGTTCTCCTACGCTTTCATAAGGAAAGTACTCATCATCATTGTTAATCAAATGATACCTCCTCATTTAGTGGTCCTTTCGGCACTCTAGTATCGTAAGTGTCCATCATAAAGATGGGCGTGATACCGAGTGTGTTCTGTATTACTCTGCGCTCTTGGTAGTCCATACCTCCCCAAATGCCAGCAAGACCTGAGTAGGCAAGAGCGTAATTTCGGCACTCCAAAAGGGCAGGGCAACCTTCGCAGATTTTCCTAGCCTTCATCGCTTCAGGAGTACGCGACCATTTAGTAGAAGTTCCCGCGACTTCCTGCGGGAACCACCACTCTGCTGGATATTCAGCGCATAGTGCTTTTTCTTTGAATACAGGCATATGATTATCTATCATCATTACCTCCAGTAGATGTACGATTATCGTACACCATACCTAACTTAGAAAAAGCACAAGCCTGACAATACGAATAAGCACTATCATCATAGCGTGGGACAACTAAAGCCACGCCACATTTATAGCACTCCCTTTCGTTGTATAGTGTTGTCATTTATCTCTTTCTCTAACGGGAGTTGCCCCGCTAGGGTACGATACTCAATGGCTTTGAGCATCAGGGCAGAACTATCTATGATTCTGCCCTCCGCTAGCGCCTTATCAGCACTAGCGGAAAACATTTCGGCTCGCTTGCTAAAGTAGAAAGGAGTCGGTGGTACAGGCTTCCACGGCTTCTTACCCACGATTAAAAGTCGGTGCGTACACAGGTTCGACAACGACAGGAATCGTCATCATCTCTACCCACGCATTTGCCGCCTCCACACTTGGGAACAAGCCATAACTGAGGTTGCCTTCTTTGGCTCGTACTATGAAGCCATTGACTAGCATACCATTTATCATTTTAATACCACCCCCACGCTGGTATCTCGGTTTCAGGATTTTTCTCGGGTGTACGATAATCGTACACCTTGTAGTGATAGCATAGGCAACTACTCCTGTGCGTATTACAGTCATAGCAAGTACCGCAAGTACCGCAGAAAGTATCATTACCTTTTTTCAATGCTCCCCAGTACTCTTGTACTGAGTCGCAAGTGTGGCACTCAAGGAAGTAAGTATCAGGGTCATCACTAGGAGTACCCTTCTCCACATCTTTGGTGTCGTGTAAGTAGTGGGACATATATTTGCTGTAAGAGTGCGGATACCCATAGTCAAGATAGCAAGTATCGTTAGACCACCACACGCCACTCTCGTCGTAGTGTCCCTTCTCTTCGTGTAATAGATAGAGTTCGTGCTCTGCTCTTGAATCTACTGTTAAGAAAGCAACCTTAGAGCCTGTGGTAAAATCCTCAAGCATATTCCATACTTGCGAATTGTCTAGGGCTACAACACCGCCAATGGCAGGCATCAAGTCCTCAGCGAATATACGAGTATCGCTCCTATCCTCTTTGTTAGATTCCAAGATAGGCAAGATACCATTGTGAGCAAGGTATGTCTTATCATCAACAACCTTGAAAGGGTGGCAGTTGGCTAGATTATTGGCTCCGTGAGTAGCATATCTAGCGTGGAATATAGCGTGTGCTTCAGGGTATAAGGCTCTATCGAATAAGAACTTAGCAATACACTCATCAGCGTTCATAGAGGTAAAGACTTGTATTCTTTCCTCCTTCGGTATAGCGATAGCATAACCGAATCCGTGTGGATTATTTAAGCAAGAGTTCTCCAGCATATCCTTATCAGGGATAACATTAGGAGGAACTACGCATAGCATACACATTGTTCATATCCTTTCTGTACGATTCTCGTACACTATTCCTCTAAGTTATCTCGGTCAAAGGTTCTGACCATTAGAGAAGTTAAGTTGGGGTACTGCTCTGAGTGTGTATAGACATAACTTGAATATGCTAACCAAGTTAAGGCTGTGGGTTTAACTTTGCCTGCGCTGAGTGAAATAGTATTCCCACTAACCTTAAGGTCGCGTGTGTACTCAACGGCAGAGTGTACGAACTCTAGACACGCTAATACGCGCTCAGGTGCTAAAGAGCCCTTGAATACGCGTACTTCTAGAGTGCTATCATTTTCAGTATTGACGGCAGCGTGTCTGCCACCGCTAGTTTCACCACGCCTGACCTTGCGAGTCAGCCTTCCCTTATCTGCGAAGTTGGCATAGTCCTCACTATATCGCCCAGCAAGTCGGCAGACTTGCCTATCATTGTCGTAGATAAGTTTGATGAACTTGAGTTCGTGTGTCTGTCTAGTTCTGTAATATTCCTGCCTCTCAGCATAGGTCATATCATCAGCCCAAGGGTCATAGGGTTGCCCTGTACGATTCTCGTACACAGGACCGAAAGCATTGCGTGATACATGGATATGAATACCGCAAGTGCTGGTATCCCAAGAGCGCAGACCGATATTGCGTAAGCGCGAGAAAGATGACCAGTTGAACTCCTTGCGGAAGGCTTCGAGTGAGTGAGGGTGCGACACTATCTCAAAGCCATTGTTAAGCGAGCCATCTTCTTTGAGATATACCCTATCGCCTAGCACTTCTTTCACGATACCAGCATTTTCCTCTCTATCTCCTCTGACCGATTCGACTTCGAGTTCCAGCCCGAAAAATAGACGCTCTTTCGGGTTATAGTTCTTTCCATAGAATATCGGGCGTGGCTTGTAGGAGTAGTCAAGGATAAGTGATTCGTCATCTTCATTACAGTTGTGATAATCGTCTGACCAGTACTCAACTTCACACTCGCTACACCAACTAACATTGTTGTTGTAGCAAGTTTCACAGTATCGCCTGCTATGGAAGTGATGTCTTTCTTGGTTGTGGCAATAGATGTCGCAACCATTACACAAGAAGTAATCATTTTCGAAATTATGTCCTCTCTCTTCCATTTCCGATGTAAGACATTGCTCGCATAGGCTAGACTCTCTGTCGTATATCACGAAAAATCGGTCGCCTGATGAATTACTAAGCACTCTATCGCAACAATTAGTTGTATAACTACAACGGCGGTGTACGATAATCGTACGCTCATCATCAAGAGATACCTGAGCATGTGTAGCCAAATACCTAAGGTCTGTATAAGGCTCCAGCGTATGGTCTAAACTGGAACTGTCGAGCAAGGGTCGCTGGCAGGATTCGCAGTTTGATGTCTGATACGGAGTAAGGTTAAGCAACTGTTCCAATATCATCTCTAGTTCAGCCTTCATTTCATCTGGTACAGAACCATAGCGAAAACTATTTCTGATATTGGCGCGCTCACAATTTGAGCAACCAGCGTAGTGCCTTTTTACTGTATCACCTGTCCAATGAACCAAAGGCATAGTGTGTGCCAGCGAGTGAGTGTATAGAACATCAGGCTCACGGCAGTAGGGGCAGACCCCTGTTCCAAGTAATGCTACTGAAGCGGTGCTTGGCATTTTATATCCTCTCTGTACGATTCTCGTACAGTTTAACTTCGTTGTATAGTTCTATGGCTTGTTCTCGCCACTCATCACGCTGGCGTGTTAGTCGAGCGTTAGCGCGGAAGGTTGTGAATACAAGAAACATCAAACCTAGCAACGCTATGATTATTGCGAATATATCATATTGAGTTAGATA